AAGGATGGTATCGGAAAGGATGATATTATTCTAAACATAGACATCACGCCGCAAGAGGTTATTAAGGCTGCTCTTGACACCACACTTGATGCAATTTCTAAATTTAACGATGTTGCCTTTAACAACACTAAGGATAGGCTTAATGCTGAAAAGGATTCTATTAAGAATGCTTCTGATGTAGAAAACGAAATACTAAACGCAAAACTTGAAAATCAGTTAATAACTGAGGCTGAGTACAGAGCGCAGGTTGAGAAAAACAGAAAAAAAGAAGTACAGGCCACAAACAAAATTGAAAAACAGATTTTTGAGGCCGAGCAGAAAAGGGAAAGACAGGGTGCTTTAGTAGATTACATTACAGCGCTAGCATCGATAATTCCAAACTTAATCGTAAGGGAAAAGAAGGGCGACCCTATTACAATATCTTTAATGGCAGCAATAACGGGAGCTCTTGCTACGGTTTCTTATGGAGCTCAAGTTAGGGCAATTAATCAACGTAAGTTTTTCCCAACAAAGTTTGCCGAAGGTGGTATTGTATCCGGGCCTTCTCACGCTGAAGGCGGAGTACCATTTACCGTTCGAGGACAGGGCGGGTATGAGATGGAAGGTGGCGAGTATATCGTAAACAAAAACTCTACGCAGAAGTACAGAACTTTACTAGACCAGATAAACGGAAAGAGTAAATCAGACTACAAGTTTGCGGCTGGTGGAATTGTAAAAGACCCAAGCGTTATTGCCAACAGGCAGATTGAGCTGCTTGAGGCTATTGCATCTTCAAACATTACAATGGTTGGTAAATTAGATAAACCAGTTCGTTCGTTTGTGTCAGCAACAGACTTACGCTCTGATGAAAACGCTCGTAGAATTCAAGAACGCAACTCTCAATTATAATGGCTATAGATATACTATATGATAACGGTGCTCCATTCGGCAGCCCTGTTCAAGCAGGCGAAGGTGGTGCTTTGCTAGACTACACTGAGACAAATGGAGTGGCATCTATAACCTATGAAGCCGGAGAACCGCCAGTATTCACCCCAGAAGCTGGTGATGTAGCGGTAATCTTTAACACGGCAGACCTAACAGACTTTGGTGTATTTTATGTTACTGGAGCTACTATGGCCCCTATGATTGGAGAATACCCGGTATCGATAGGCGGGATTATTGACAAGAACTTTTATTCTTTTTCAAAGGAATTTGGGGAGTCATACAACGTACAGATATATAGCCTCGAACTATATTCTGAATTAGTTGCTTCTTTTGCTAATACTTTTAAGGTTAATACGCAGATAGCGAAGGCACACTACTCAGACCTTATGATTGCATATTCTAAGAATACGTCTCATACCGTTGTGGTAGACAATTTAAGGAGAAGCTTCTGGGACAATAAAGACGCTTTGATGGCAGACAGTATTTTCCTAATAGACAACTGTGGCAATGGAGACAATAAGGCATACAAAGTGAGCATTAATGACTCCACCTTTGAAGTATTTAATAACAAATTTAAAAGTACAGTAAGCTTTAACCTAGCGTCAAGCAAGCTGTAATTTATAGGTATGAGCTACAGACTAAGAGTAAACAATCAGTTCCTTGATTTATTTCCCAATCAAGAGATTGCCATTGGTGTGGATTACTATGACACCACAAACATAGATTCCATAAAAATACCATTTAGCTTTAACTCTGACGTTCCATACACTCTTAAAAACAAAACCGCATTAGGCTATAACGATGCCAACGGATATGGTGGTATTCCATTAACGGAGTACGACTATGAAGTATATAAAGGTGATGACATTATATCTTCCGGAAGGTCGAGAATTCAGTCTGTAGTCATAAACTCCGTTGAACCCATATTCACTCTTGAGTTAAAAGATAAGGTGTCTGAGTTTTCTAAGGCACTTAGAGACCTAAAGATTGAAGATATATACAACGATGCTTTCTCTACTCAAGTAAGGACATTATCGACATACCTATCTACCAATCAAGGATACGACCAAAGGGACATTGAAATACCATTTATTGATTTCGATAACATTCAAAAAACAACAGGATATGAATCACGTCAATTTACTTCGTGGGGTACTAGCGGAAAGAAGTTTGGCCTTATGCCAGCGCTTAGAGTTATTGACTTTATTGATAGGGTATTTAGTGCAGCTGGTATAGCATATACTTCAAAGTTTGTTTCAGGAACAGGCTCTTGGGACCCTAGGAATCTTTACATACTGTACCCAACCTATCTATCGGCAACCCCAGTAAGTAAACGAGAGAGTTTTCTCTTTCCATTTCCGTATAATGTTCAGGCAAATACAGACCAAGAGCTGTCGGTAGGCGAAATAACTTTAGCTGGAGTTGACTATATTGTTCAGCCAATAACGAATTATAAGTTAATCGCAAAAGAGTCTTACGAACCATTCGGCCCAACTAACTATTCACCAACTGAAATTCTCGTCTCAAGGGAGTATGGCGACCAGCTCCGTAAGTCGGGTGGAGTTACGGATTGGGGTGATGAAAATGTTGGATATGTCTCTTATGGCTCGACATTCAATGCCAAATTTTCCTTTAATAGCGGCACTATAACCATACCATCATTAAAAACCTGTTTACTTACAATTGATGAGGAAATAGCAGACCAAGGTATTTATCCTCACATTGTAAGCGTACAGGGAACATCAAATGCGGTCTTCGTTCCTTATGTTTTAATTTACGAGTCTTACACAACATCCAGCACTCCAAAATACAAAATACCAATAGTTGATAATTCGAATAACCCAATACAATTAACGGTCGCATCTGTTCAATCAAATACGGGTATTGACAGTAATGCTTTTAACCCACAGCCAAGCTCTACTATAGTCTTTAATTCATTTACCGGGAGCGTAGATAGCACAGAATTATATCAAATAAATGGCGGGAGTACGTATTCATACGCCATTGGCGTTTATATGGATTCAGGAACAATAGACGCTAGAACAAGCTGTATTGCTTTAAATCAAGATACAAACGGAATTCAATTAATTAATATAAATAATGATGCCGTACTAATTGCTGATGACTTTAGAAAAGTTAGAACGTTTGGTTATGATTGGAGTGCTCTGGGCATAAAGGTTGACAATCACGGCTCTGTGCCAGCGACAGTTCCAAATGATAATTTTCAATTTAAAGAGTCTTTGTCTAACAATAAGTCTTATGGTGTTTATGACATTATGATAGACATTATGAAACGCTTTGGACTTAGCGTAATCTACGACTACACAACTGGCGATATAATTCTTGACAACCTGAAAGACATAAGGCTTACAATCGCTGCAATGGATGGATATCTTGACACGCTAAAGCCATTTGAGGTTGAGTCTGGCGTTGTGCCACCAAAGACCCTAAAGCTTTTAAACAAATTGGAGAACGGAATATATGACAAGACAGATGCCGAACTAGCTATTGGTAGCTTTGATGGTGTGTGGAAGGCAAATGGTTCTGGAGAAAAGTCTTTAGAGTTTAAGACATCTTTAATCAACCCAACAAACAAATCTGTTTGTGGAGAGCAATTCTTTGGCGACCCAATACTTTTAAGCAATGGACTTATTGCCATTCAAGAGATTGGTGATATAAAATACGAAATCCCTGACTACGATAGGGTTGGGCTTAGGATATTTTACTTAAGGGAGCCTAACTTTGGTACTACATTAAGATATCCTGTGTTCCGCGAGTACAATGATTACGGGCAAAGGATTCGGCAGATTCTATACAAGAGTGCTGGAACTTACCTACTTCAAGGATATCCTGTTAACTCACTATCCGGCAATCAGATTGACTTGCGGTTTGTTTTGGCAGATGGTAGTACATCTGATTCCTATGACTACTTGGTTAGCACTGAGCGCTTTGCGGCAAACGAAAAAAGCAAGATGTCCTTTTACGCTGCGATACCCGATACTATGTTTCAGAACGGTGACCTCTACAAAAAAAAGTTTAGATTTAATAAGACCAATGAAAACTTTATCGTAAACTCGTTAACTGACGCTAAAATCTATAATGGGTATATGTATGGAAAATTTGAGGTGATTTTTGTAGATTAACCAGATGGCAAAGACTTATAACGATTATCCGGTAGCGGCTTCAAACAACGCCAAAAGAGCATTGGCTTGGCGTGAGAAGTACGGCGATGAGGTGAAGGGTGGAACTTCTATTGGTTGGACACGCGCTAATCAACTGGCAAGCCGTGAGTCTCTTTCGTACTCCACGATTGCTCGTATGGCTGCATTTAATCGCCATCGCAAGAACAGCGCAGTAGACCCTAAGTTCGCATCCACACCCTGGAAAGATAGGGGATATGTTGCTTGGCTTATATGGGGTGGCACTAGCGGTGTCAACTGGGCCATCAGAAAGGCAGAATCTATTCGTAACGGTCGTTTCTACAGTCAGGAGGATAAGGAGATGGTAGAGGGCATTGCAAGCATTGTACGCTCAATTGAAGACCTAAAGAACCGTATGAAGACGGCAAAAAAGGAGTATCAGAACTTGGTCAACGAGGGTGTGGAAATTACCCTTGACGAGTTTCTGAAAATGGTTGGCCTTAAATAAAATTGTATATTAACGAAGTATGAAAAAGATTAACGAAAAGTTACCCATTTACGACATTGTTATGAAAGACAATGAGGAGAGTGGTATGTACCGTATTTCGTTGGTTACAAACCCAGCAATCCAAGAAAACTTTATCTACTTCTCTGAGGAGAAAAAAGATATGTTCTTTGTTGATGAAGAAAAGGGTATTGTCGTTGGGCCTGTTATTGTGCCAAACAAACCAATCTTTCGTAGTGCAGAGACCGGAGGCTATTATGTCCAGTTCTCTGTCGATACAATTGAAAAGATGATGCGTAGTTACGCAGAGAAAGGTCTTCACAACTCTTTTAACATCCAGCACCAGTATGAGACCGATGAGGTTTATATGTTGGAGATATGGATGAAAGAGTCTGAAGAAGACAAGAGTAAAATGTACGGTTTCGATTTACCAGTCGGAACTGTATTTGCTAAAGCATATGTCAAGTCACAAGCAATTCGTGATGAGATTAAAGCTAGCGGCCTTAATGGTTTTTCTATTGAGGTTAAAAATTTTGATATGGTAGAACAAAAATTCGAAAGTAATATGGATTTCAAATTCGCTGTTGAGCTTGGTGAGCGTCTCTCAAACCTAGAGGCTAGCATTAACAAGCAAAACGAAACAATCGCAACCTTAATGGAACTTTGGGCTGAGTCGCAAGAGCAGTTCAACGAAGTAGTTGAGGCCAATGAAGAGCCTGCTGTAGAGCCCGCCGTAGAGGTAGCTGAAGAGCAAAACGTAGAACTCTCCGAAGAGCCTGTTGAGGCTGTTGAGGAAGTAGTTGTAGAACCTGTTGTAGAAGTACAACTAGAAGAGGTAGAGGATGCCTCTGTCGAAGAAGCTGAATTGACTTTGTCTGCTGAACAAGCTGGCGAGGAAGAGGAAGCACCAGTCGTTGATAAGACGATTAAATTCGAACGAATCACCTCTGATAAAATCAAGATGATTGACAAGTTCTTTGGCAAGCGTCTTTATTAATTTGTATATTACTTAAATTCAAAAATAAAATGGCAATATCAGTTGCAACTTTAGATTGGGGCAACCGCACCCCCGACCTCTTTATCGATTCAATGGTAAAGAGTGCCAAAGTGTTGGACCGATTCCGTCTTGTTGACGGTGTCAAATCAAAAGTACAAGTCCCCATCTTCGATGCGAGCTTGACCTTTGGTAATGACTTGTGTGATTTCACTGCCGCTAGTTCTGCATCTATCGATGAGAAAGAGATGACTGTTGAGACCTACAAGTGGGCTTTCTTGAACTGCAAAGACGTTCTTGAATCTACCTACCGCTCTGTGCTTCTTAAGCAAGGCCAACACAACGAAGAGACTATGGACTCTCAGTTCAAAGACTGGGTTTTCGATTACTTCGCTAAGTTGTCTGCTCAGAAGGCTCTTGAGCTTG